TGGGGTAGGTCTAGAGATTATGCATCTCTAGTCTGAGGATAGAGATCCATTAGGCTAAGGATAGATTACCTCTATTAAAGGAGGGTCTATGAAAAGCCTGATGTCACTCTGGTCGGCAATGGCCGATGATTTGGCCATTGCCTGCTGCACCAGCGCCACTCTTGACAAGATAACGGTCAAGAGGAGAGTCGAATGCGAGGGGTTATCGTTTCTTACGATAACCCTGCCTGACCTCGGAAAAGCCATCCAAAAATGGCTGGACCAAGGTCACGCGACATTCCATCCCTCGTTTTACTATAGACGAGGGAGAAGTCTCCCTGAATTTCTTCAGGGTTTCTTCGGTCGCGTATTCGACCCTGTATCTGGCGTGTTGCTTGATGAACCTGACGTCACAGCAATCTTTGCCTTACGACAGTTAACACTGTCTTTCGGAAAGATTCTTGATCCTTGTAGTGATATAAGGATCAAGAAAGCGATGTCAGATTTCGTCAAGTGTGAGCGAGAAGTGCGGGAATTCGACTCTGAACTCATCGAAAGCGATCTTGATGAGTTCAATCGAATGTCGAATTTGCTCTTCGGTAGGATTTTCTCGAAAATGGATAGTGATATCCGTTACGGGACTCTCCTGCCCAAGCATGGACCAGGAGCTACCGCGGATCGTCTTTCCTCTAATGGAAAGTACAATCTGCGGTCCTGGACCACCCGACTCGAGAGGTGCTTTCCCTCTCATGAGTTCCTCCTTCCTAACCTCAATTATACTGGGGAGCTGAAGAAGGACTTCTTCTCCGAACCCGGTGCTGAAACGCCCGTTAGGGTAGTTTCAGTGCCTAAAACGATGAAGACACCTCGGATCATTGCAATTGAACCTGCCTGTATGCAGTATATGCAGCAGGCAGTTTTGCAATGTTTCCTTGATCACTTCTCAAGGGATGAACTCCTTAAGAAGATGATTGGCTTCGACGACCAGACTCCTAATCAGAGAATGGCTCGTCGCGGCTCAATTGATGGTCAGGTGGCAACACTCGATTTGAGTGAAGCGTCTGATCGTGTCTCCAATCAGCTTGTTCGGGCGATGTTGCGCCGATGGCCTCATTTGCTAGAGGCTGTCGATGCTTGTCGTTCCCGTAAGGCTGACGTACCTGGTCATGGTGTTTTACGCCTAGCCAAGTATGCGTCGATGGGTTCAGCACTCTGTTTTCCAATGGAAGCTATGGTTTTTACAACCATCATCTTCCTAGGAATACAGAAGTCGCTCAACACGTCATTAACTAGAAAGGATATAAAATCCTTTTCTAGTTCGGTGCGTGTCTATGGGGATGATTTGATTGTCCCCATTGGACAGGTGCGTACGATCGTTCAAACCCTCGAACATTTCGGTGCTCGAGTTGGTTTGAGCAAGTCTTTCTGGACTGGCAAGTTCAGAGAGTCTTGCGGGAAGGAGTACTACGCTGGCACAGACGTTTCTATCGTCCGTGTAAGGCGTCATCTTCCGACCACGATCGCTGACGCTAGTGGCGTGATCTCGGCTGTCTCACTTCGAAACCAGCTAGCTAACACTGGCTTGTTCGATAAGACTGTCGAGTGGCTGGATAACCGACTTTGGCGAATACTTAAGTATTTTCCTCTTGTCGGCCCAGACTCACCACTATTGGGCAGGGTCGCTACGGGCAGACAACTAGACAAT